TCCTTGTTGTAGATGAGTTTGTAAGGGGAAGAGAGGAGAAGGTCGGCAAGTAAGGGTTCTTTCATTCGCATTCGTTCAAGGAGAGGTGTTGGGACGCTGTCCTTCTGATAGTCGGGCGGGTCTCCGTAGGGGTCAAAGAACTCAATGGTGCGACCGCGCTTCAACATACAAGTCCAGTGTCCCGTGTTCTCATCGGTGGTCGGGTAGAAGATGATGGCGCGTCCCTTGCGGTCAAAGAGTTCGTCAATGTGTTTGACCCCGTCCAACTTGGGATAGTTGGTAATCTTGATTCCACTTCCCAGAAGTGTTCGTATGTCGTCGTCCGAGAGTGCGTAGTCCATTATGCTATGCGTAGAATAGTTGTGATGACCGAAGGAGTCGCGGGAATCGCGGGAGGACCGACAACAGCGGGAAAGGCGACTGCTTGACCGCCTCCAATGGTGTCGTAGAGAAGCACCTCCACATCGTCGTTCGCATCCAGACCGAGAAACCACTCCACCGTCATTAGGGTCTGTGTGTTGATATTCACAATGATTTGCGAGGCGGAGTTGGGGACGGGTGTTCCATTGACCGACACATAGCAAGTAAGGGTTTGAAGACCCGATGTGCTGTCGCACTGGATACTGGTAAGAACCTTGTAGACACCATCATCGCTGACTGTAATCTTGCTGTCGGGGAAGAGGACATTAATGCCCGTCGTAGAGGCAATGTCCTTCGTGTCGTAGACAAGGGGAAGGGGAACACCCGCAGAGCAAGGTTGGGTTTGGGTGGAACTGAATGACCCGTAGGGAATGTATCCCCAGCGCGAGAGGTTTACCTCGTCGGGAGCGACCGCAGAGACCTTGATAGAGGCATCACTTCCCGTAATCACCATTGCGGGGTCTGTGAGTCCATTCAGCGAGGTAATCCCACCGCCTCCCGACGGTTGGGGAAGGAGAACCCAGAGTGCGCTGGGAACAGACGGGTCAGACCCGCCCACGATGTCGTTGACCCCGACATAGATATAGGCGGAGGAGTCAATGGGCGACTGAACGAAATCATACTGACTATACCGAATGGTGGACGACCACACACCCGCCCAGCGCAGAAGGTTCACGGGGATACTCATCTTTGTATAGGAGTAAGGAATGAATCACGGAAGTCCTCTTACGCGCGACCAGCGTCAGAAGAAGGAGGAAGCGCCGAAGAAGGTAAGTCCAAAGATATCGCTGGGAGCGACACGGAAGATTCTGAAACCGCTTGGGATAGAGGTTGGAGGCGCGGAGAGGGACTGGGTAGACCGATGGGTGGAGAATCAAGTGCGGGGGAACTGCCTACCGCCGTCCCTCTATTCAAGCGACTTCCTTTCAGAGTTGGGACGGGTGTTCGGAGACGAGGGAGCGGATTTTCAAAAGCGACTCCTTGATGACTTTCGGCGAAGTTTCCCGTCGAAGGCGTATACACAATAATCTTCTCCAACCCGTTCGCCTCTTCGGGTTTGCTGATGTCCTTCTCGTTGCCGAACTTCTTGCGGAACTCCTCAATGATTTCGGGGGGAGCAAGGGGACTAATCTCCGCGAGGCGGTCGTAGGTCTCTTTGGTGAGTTTGAGGAGGTCGGAGGGACTCATTCGTTCTTCGCGGGGGAGGGACATTTCAATCGTGAGGAAGCGGTAGAGTTTGGCGTATTGGATAGAGGCGATACGATGACCCTCCGCGCGTTTCGCCCATTGGAAGTATGACCCGATGGTGTTGAGGACGGAGACGAACAACGACCCCACACCGACCGCGACCGACGCGACTCCCTCATCACCCGCGAACATTGACGAACTGCCGACGGAGAGAAACCCAAGCACTCCCGAGAAGACGATGACGGGAAGGTCAATGAAGGTCTTCCGTTGGGAATACAAGGTCTCTGCCTTCTTGTGAATCCACGAGAGACAATGCGCCTTCTCCCCCGTTGAACTGAAATACTCCTCCAAGCGGGAGTTCCACGCGATACTTTTGCTGACTTCGGTCTCGCTCATTGTTCTACTCACGGATTAACATTCGGGCGTGTTCGGCAGAGATGAGATACTGGGGGTAGTGCTTGTAGATACAGACCCACCGACCCATCTTCTTACAATCGCGGATGTCGTCCTTCGTCATACCGATATGGGTCTTCAAGAGGTAAGAGAGGGCGTGGTAGGAAGTCGCCATTGGGTAGATGATGATGTGCGTTGCCTCGTTGAGGAGCAGACGGGTCTTCTTGTAGTTGGTGAGGTAGTGCGACAGACAGAGCATCGTGGTATTCGTGTGGCGACCCATCGTCGCAAGGTCATCAATGAGTTTGTGAACGACCTTCTCCGCGTCTCCCGTGAAGGTGTCGTAGTCGTCAAAAATCACCATACAATCCTTAAACTCGTCAAGGTCGGGGAAGTCGGTGATAAGGGACTGAATGTTAATGCGCTTGGGTTTGGGTCGCATCTTATCCAGTGTTCCGCTGTCCTCCGTCAGTTTGGAGATGAGGTAGACCTCGCGGTCGGGGTATAACTTCTTGTAATACTCCCCCAGTTCCTTCGCCTTGTAGGACTTTCCACTTCCACTCGCACCCGCGATATAAAAGACCTCGCGCTTCTTGGGGTCGGGAGACGGGAGCAGTTCAAACGACCCGCTTTCCAGTTCGATGTCTTTGGACTGCGTGTCGTCGGTGAGAATCCGCTCGTAGAGTTGACGGGCAAGGGCGGTCTCCCCGATGAGTTGCTCGGGTTCAAGACCCTTGTTCCGCGCCTCTTCCAGTCGGGAGAGCAGTTTGGTTCGCTCGGCGGGTTTGAGGGTGCGGAGTTCGGTCGCATACTTGTTGGCGTTGATGCTGTTGCGGTGCTTCCCCCGCTTCGCGTCGTCCTCGTGGAGATAGAGGAGTTCGCCGTCGTGTTCGCCCCCCTTTACAAGGGCAATCGGTTTTGCTCCCTTCGCGGACTCAAAAGAGAGAGAAGGCATTCCTTTCTCTTTTGAGAGATTTTAAACTCTACGCGAAAGACACTCGCAAAAGGGGGGTTTTTGATGTAATCATAACATTTTGAGTAGAAAAGTGCGGGTTGTTTCCCGCCTCAACTCACATTCAAGTTCCCAAGTGTTTTCACTTCCTTCTTGGTGTTGAGGTCAAGTTTCCGTTGGAGGTCATCGCGGAGAGAGGCAAGGCGGTCGCGGATACGAGACGGGGAGGGCAGTTTGAGAATGGCGACAATCTCCCCCAGTGTTTCGGTCTCATTGCGAAGGACATCGGGAAGGTCATAGATAAACCCAAGACGGGAACGGAAGTCGTCAATCGCCTCGCGAATGCGGGACACGGGAGCATTCTGTCGTTCCAGCAAGTCCACAAGGGTCGACATATCCCCGATGAGTTGGTAGAGGCGACCCAAGTCCGAGTTCAGCACGGGAACGAGGGTCTTGATGACGCGGAGGTTCTTGAAGTGTCGCGCAAGGGAGAAGGTGCGTTTGAGTGCCTTGAAGGGGTTGGATTCGGAGTAGTAGGCGATGTCTTCAATGAGAGACGGGACAAGAGGAGTCGGGGGTGCGGTAATGCGTTTGCCGTTGATGTAGATGTCGTAGATGACCGAGAGTTCCACAAAGCGGTCGTTGAAGTTCGCAATCGCGTCTACCTTCACCAACCCTCCACTCGCAATCGCGTCTTCAAGTTTGATGACCTTGTCGCGGTAGACCATTGCCCCTTCCAGTATATCGGCGGGTCTCCACCGAAGGATATGAAACCGAAGGGTCTTCCGTGCCTCCAAGAACGCAAGAGGGGTGGTTGCTTTGGAGAGAAGCGCGTGTGCCTCCTTTGCTTCTGCGGGACTGATGATGTTCTGTTGACGGAGAGCGTCCACCCGCGCCTTGCTCTCGGTCTCATTGAATCCTTCCACCTTCCCGTCCACCACCCGAGCATTCGCGTTGAAGATGTTCCACTCGGGAATCTCTCCAATCTTGATGTCTCCAAAATACACTCCCTTCAAGGTGCGGACATCTTTGACGATGTCTTGAAGTTTCGCAGCGACCGACTCCACCGACTTCGCCTTGACGACTTCGTGAGCGTCATAGTCCCCCGCGTATTGCTGACTGCGGATAGACGCAGACCCCACCACCTCCAATCCCTTCAAGTCCGTCATCGACAGCGCGTCCAACACCCGTAGAAGAGGCGTGGCGTAGTTCGCGGGGAAGTCCTTTTGCGCTATGGCGTTCATTATACTCTCCCGATATTTTCCCCCCCTTTCTTGTTCCAAGAGTTAGGATAGGAGTTAGAGTTAGGATAAATGGGGGTATACCAGAGTGCCGAACAATACAAAAAAGTCCGCTATTTTGACCCCCCCTATTTCTGTATGGTATTCCCTATACCAAGAACCCCGTTTATCCTAATCCTACCTAACAACCTAACTCCGCCTACTCCGCCTCCCGCTTTGCCTCCTCAAACCTCTCAACCTCGTCCTTACAAACCCCACACCCTCGTTCCGCGCATCCGCGTCGGGGGTCAATCATACCGCTCTCCTTCTCCCCCCGTTCTCCGTCGCATTCAAACTTGAACCCCCAACTTACGAAGTGCTTTTCATTGCGGTATACCTCCCAGTTCCCCCGAAACGGGTGGGTGCGTCGTTCGCGGTAGAGGAGAACCTCCTTGTCCTTCAAATACCCCGTCCGCTTCACGCGGATTGCCTTTGGCGTAATCTTGATAATCGTCCAAGTCGCCACATCGCCCGTCGGGAACGCCTCGTCGTAAATCCGCTCCTCCATCGTCATTCCAACCACCTTGTCGTCAATCGTGTAGGTGCGTGTAGTCATCTTCGCGGGTAAGGTAAAAATGTTTACGGCAAACGAATCCGTTTTTGCTTCCACCCTATCCTAATCTACCTACCCTACCCGCGCTTACCAGTTCGCGTTCTCGTCAAACGGGTTAATCATTGAATCCAGCGCGAACTCCGCGTAGTGGTCGTTCGTCTCGGGGGTGGCGAAGAGGTTCGCGAGGATAATCCGCAGTTCGTCGTCGTTGGGGAGGTATTCCATCACGCTCCTCGTCCGAATCTTGGGGTCATACTCCCAGTCGCGCCATTCATTCCGCTTCCACTCCTTCGCCAACCATTCCTTCTTGGGAATCCACTCCTCCGTCTTGTAGTTCGACCACCCCTCAATCGTCTTCGTGTATCCCGTCTTGATTCCCTTCACTCGTCCCGCGACGCTCACGATTACGAACTCCCTTGTCTTTACCCACCCCGTCTCCTCCCACCCACACGCCACCGTCCGCACACTCGGGGGCGGGTGTCCTTCCCCCGTCTCCTCGTCGTTGCTGTTGTAGGTCTCCGTCTTGGTCGGGTCAATCAAGCGCCGAACAATGTCCTTGAAGTCCTTCGTAAAGTGGGCGTAGCGAATCACGGGTGTCCCGAGAATCGTCTCCGTCGTGTCGCGCTTCTCCTTGATGTCGTCAATCATCGCAGAAAGGGTTGTCTTCGTTGCGTCCATAGTTGCTGTATGCCTCCTATGTCTTTACTGCGAGAGAATCCGTTTTTACCGCACCAAATCGTATTCCCCAATGGAAAAGATTTTCAGTAGCATACACCCGTTCGCGTTGTTCCTCCTTACGCCTTCCCCGCCTTCCGCGCCTCCAACTTCGCCCTCATTCGGTCAATCTGGTTCATCTTGGCGAGGGTGAGGGTCGCCCGTGCCTTCAACTGCCCTTGAATCTTCGCGTCGCCCCCGAGCGGGGTCGTCGCCTCCCATTTGCCTTCCTCGTTCCGCGTGTAGAGGAGTGGGAGGTGTGGGGTCTTGACCTCGTGTCCCTTGAAGGCGGTGTTGGTAATCAAGGTCTTCATCGCCTCCTCCTCGTCGGGCGTGGGGTTCGTGTGTTCCCGCCCCGTGTGGTGTCCGCCCTTAATCCAGTTCGTCGCCTTCGCCGTGTCGTGCTTCGTGAGTGTCGTCATTCTGCGCTGTCTACACCGAGAAAATGGTCGTGCTGATTTTTGATTCGTTTTGTGTTCCGCCTCACCCCGCCTCACCCCGTTCCGCCTCGCGCCTACTCGTCATCGCTGTCCTCCTCGTCCTCCTCCTCCTCGTCCCGCGTCTCCCCCTCATCGCCATACTCGGCGATATAGTCCGCGAACGCCTTCTCAACCTCCGCCCGTGCCTCCTCCTCCGTCATCGGGGGTCGTCCGCCGAACTTAACGCACCCGCCCCTCACCCTATTCGCCGTCCAACACTCCTTCAATACCTCCAACGCGTCCTTGCCTACGCGCTCAAACCCCATCTCCTTCTCAAACCGCTTCATCCGTAGCGCCTTCCCAATCGCCTCCTCCTCCCAAATCTTCTCTTGCGTCTTCCCCTTCTTCAAATCCGCCTCCTCCTTCACCCGCCAGTGGTTTCGGAACACGCTCACCTCGCGCTTCTTCTCGTCCACCGTCCAGTCCCAAGTCCGCTCGGGGTAATCAACCTCCGTTCGGTCGTGAACCTCCTCAATCGCCTTCCCTTCGGGGTAGGTGAGGACAATCGTCGTCGCCGTCGTGCGGGTATTCACCCAGTTCCAGTTGTTCGCGTTCATCTTGCTCGTAGTAGGGTTCATCTCTTTACCTACTTCGGATTCGTTTTGCGAGAACGAATCCGTTTTTGCCTCCTCGCGCGTAATCATCGTAGTCGTGTTGCTATTCATCTCTGCGTTCATTAGTAATACCTACACCCCAGCGGGAAACGAATCCGTTTTTGCCTCCAACACCTAAATCCTAATCACGATTGATGTTCTAATCGCGATTACGATGTTGGAAGCAAAAACGGATTCTTTCTCAATAGAAGTCAAAGGGGAGACCCGTAAATATGAGCGACCTCGGCAAAACGAATCCGCTCACCGCAGAGAACAAGAACCTACCCAAGATGACGCACTACCTCCCCAAGAAGGAGTTTGACCGCTGGTTGAAGGCACAGAACAAGAGGAGCGTTTACGCGGAGGACATTAAGCGCCACCTCGACAAGGACGCGTTGAAGAAGGAGACGGGGTTGACGAAGTTGACGGGGGTGTCCCTCGTGTTGGTTGACGAGGACGGAATGGCGAAGGGGTTGAAGGAGAACCGCACCCTACGCTATAACAAGGAATACCGCGCGATGTGGGGCGACAAACCCCTCTACGGGAACGCGGTTGTGATTCTCTCGGACAAGGCGTATGAAGAACTCGCCCCCGAGAAGAAGGAGACCCCGACGGAGTATGTCGCCTTTGAAGGGCGGGAATGGCGAACGCCCGAGAACTTGGCGAAGTTGAAGGCACAGAAGGAAGCGGAGGACGCGAAGGAGGTTGAGGAGTTGAAGGCGCGGTTAGTGAAGTTGAAGAAGGAGGAAGAGGAGTTGAAGGCGCGGTTGGCGACGAAGGGGGCGGGAAGCGGAGAGGCGTAGAAGGAAGGACGCGGGAAGGGTGTATGACTTACAAAAAATCTATTCATTTTCAGTTGGGAATGGAGGGAACTCTTCAAAACGGATTCATTCAAAACAGACATCAAGGATACTGCCCCGCAAGTATGAACGAACTCCGCAAAACGAATCCGTTCACCGCAGACATCAAGAACACTGCCCCGACCAAGATGACGACTGACTACGAAGAGTTCTCCACCCTCCTCCACCTCCTTATCCGCACAAACGGATACGAGGACGCGGGGGCGGTGGGGGATATGATTGAGGTGATGAAGAAGGAGGACGCGATTCTCGCCAAGTTGGAGACGAGCGGGTTCGCAGACCGCGCCAAGACCGAGCGGGAGAAGATTAAGGCGACCCGCGAGGCGATGAAGGAGGAGTTGAAGGACGCGATTAGGGAGGCACAGCGGGAGGCGGTGAAGGGGTGGGTTCGCCTCCACCAAAAGGCGAACGCCAACCTCGACAAGGGAGCGAGTATGAAGGTGTTGATGGAGGTTCAAACCGACGGAAGCGTTGAACTGGTGATGCCGATGGGGGTTGCCCCCGACACGGCGGGATACAACCGAAACCGCGCCTTCCAAAAGGAACGGAAGACGAAGGCACAAGCGCGGTTGAGGGAGAAGTTGGCGGAGAAACACGCCCCCCACACGGGCGAGGAGTGCGACCGCTGTTTCTGGGAGAAGGACGAGTAGGCGTGAATGTATGAAGGGGTTGTGCGGAGAACTTACCCGCCCCCGTAAAAAACGGATTGATTGAAGACCATTTTGTCGGTGGAGACAACGAGCAAAATGGACGACCCCCGCACACGCAGAGACACGAAGAAGACGAAGGAGCAGAAGAAGGGCGGGAAATACTCCGCCAAGCACATACGCCTCCAAGAGGCGTTGAAGGAACGGAAGAAGTGAACTTCGCAAAACGGATTCGTTTCAAACACCATTTTGGAGGTGGGGACACGAGCAAGATGACCGACACACGAATCAACAACCTCAACGCGCAGAGGAAGTTCGCTTGGGCGAAGGTCTACGAGAAGATTGCCGAGAAGCAAGAACTCTACGAGAAGGTGAAGGCGATGCGCGAGGCGCTGACGGCGGAGATGCCGAAGCACTTCGTAGACCAGTTCGTAGAGATGGCGGACGCATTGAAGCGGGAGTTCAACTGCCCGATTTGTTTGGAAGATGTGAAGAAGGACGCGTTCGCGGTGAGTTCTTGCGGACATATATATTGTAAAGATTGCTTGACCCAAGTTCTCGCACAAGCAGAACCGAAGTGTTCGCTGTGTCGGAAGAAGTTGTATAAGAAGGCGTAAACAGAACGCCCGACTGTATATAGGCGGAAGGGAGAATACCCGCCAACCTTTATTATTTCCCTTCAAAACGGATTGTTAGAAGGTAGAAAGTCCCTTCCGTCCCCCCACCCGCGCAAAACGAATCCGTTTCAAGCAGACAAAAAGGAAGAGGGGGTAAGACACAGCGACAACGAACTTACCGAGGACAAGATGAACGCCAACACGACGGACTCCAACCGCCCTTCCACAGAGGAGGGGGTCAAGGAGGCACGGCGGACGGCACGGGCGAAGGCGATGACGGCGCGAATGGAGATGCTCCGCATTATGCGGGGACTCGCGGACAAGGCGACCCCGACCACACTGGCGGAGGTTGAGGAGGAGGAACGCCTCTTTGAGGAGTATGAGCGGTTGAAGGCGGTGAAGGAGGAGGCAGACCGCGAGGAGTGGGCGTTGATGACGGAGGAGGAGCGGGGGAAGTATGAGGAGGTTGAGGAGGAGGAGGACGAGTAGGGTATATGAACGGAAAAGGTTGTGCGATGAAAACTCTCGCCCTTTTCCACTTCAAAACGCGGGGTCAATCTTTTTGAGTCGCTCGATGAGAGCAGTGCGAACGGACGCTCTCTTGCTGTCGGCGCGGGGTTTGTAAGGACCACCGAACTCCTTTGGAATCCTCGCACCCACCTCCTTCATCTGCTCGGTCGTCATTGAGAGGAGTTCCGCACGGGAAGTCGGCAGACCCATCTTCCCCAAATCCATCTTGAACTCCTTCACGGACGGGTCAAGCGCGGTGCGTCCCACATTGGGAACAAAGGGAAGGGAGGTTGGGGCAAGAGAGGGAGGAGGACGACGGAAGGCGGGTTCAATCGGCGCGGGACGAAGGTCTCCCACATTTGCGCCAATATACTCGGAGAAGAAGTCGTATCCCGTGAGGCGCATACCCTCCGCAATCTGCGCCTTGCTGTATCCCTTGCGTTCCAGCGACTCCGCCGTGTCCTCGATAAGACGACGCTGGGTCTCCTCGCCACCCGACCCGTCGCCGAGAGAGGTGAAGAAGTCCATAATGTCCGACCCCGCCCTCCACCCCAGCGCGATAAGGTTCTCCTCCAAGTCCGTTGCGACTGCGTTGCGGAGGATTTCGGGGTCTTGTGCGGGTGCTTGTGCGGACGGGTCAAACCCAGCAAGGTCAAGAGGCGCGACCTCCGCTTGTTCGTCCTCGCCCACCCCACTCTCTCCGAAGAACTCTGCTGGACCTCCGAACACAAACGCTCCGTTCCTCGCACCAAAGCGTTCGCGGTTGGGGTCGGCGTTGCGACCCGCAAGAGGACCACGAGGCGCACCCCCCGCCTCCGCGTCCTCGCGATTCTGCGCGGGGCGGTCAAAGCGACCATCACCACCTCCATCGTCATCGTCATCATCTCCGCCGTGCCGACCATCAATGTTCTCCCACGCTTGTGCGACACGACCATTGCGACGCGCCTCATCGGCGACGACTTGCTCGGTGCGGTTTCCACGACGGAGGAAGGAGGTGAACCCGAGCGACTTGATAAGCGACCGCGAGAGTGCTTCCTTGTCCCGACGCTCACGGAACACATTCGCGGACATCTGTCGGATATACTGGAATCCCTTCTCCAAGAAGATTTTGAGTGTCTCCGCATACTCCTCCTTGCCGACCTCGCCTTCGCCTTGCGCGTAGACATCTTCCGACTGACCGCGAATGGATTCCAGCATCTCCTCCCACCCGTCCACAATCTCCTTGAAGTCGTCTTCGGTGGCGGTGGTCGGGGCGAACTTGAAGAGCATATCCATCATCTCCTTCAAGTTCTCAAAGGAGAAGCGCGAGTAATCCGCCTCCAAGATAGAGTCCGACAGCACACGCAGATAGAGGAAGAAGTTGACTTTGTCCTTTGACCCAAACTTCTCCGCATCAAAGTTGTTGACGCGCTGACCCATAGGAACGGGGAAACCTTGCGCGAGGGCATTCATCTTATTCAGTTGCTCGATACGGCGACGGAGTTGGAGGTTGTAGTAAGTGTTGCCCTCCGCCGTCCGCACACCGCCCACCATACCGCTTCCCCGTGCCGACTGCTCCACAACGGCGAACGGCGCGTCCACAGTCCCGTCGCGACGCGCAGAAGTGAACCCAACCACACCAAAGGCGGGGTTGGCGAACTTGCGCTGACCGAGAACGGGAGGAGGAAGGTGGTAGTTCTGATGACCCGTGAGGAGTTTCTCTTGCTGTGTGCGTCGCGCTTGGAGTCCGTCCATTACAACCTTGTTCGCGTCCATACGCTTCTCCTCGTGGTAAGTGGACTGGAAGTGCGTTCCGACCATTAGGTCTGTGGCGACCCCGCCGTCCGAAGGGAAAAATCCGTATCCCGCGTTGAACGCCTTTTGGAAGTTGGCGGGGAAGGTCAGTTGAACCCCCTCGTCCCCGCCTCTCTTTTTTGTTCCGTATCCCGACATCGCGTCTTATATTTCTACCGCTCTACTTTTTCTGCGTCTCATCTTCTACCACCACCATACCGCGTCAAACCCATTCTTCGCGAACCACTTCAACGCCTCGCGCCACTTCTCATACTCCTCCTTGTAGTCCTCGCGGTCGTCCTCGTCTACCTTGTGGAAGCAGTTGTCCCAGTCAATCGCGTCCCACTCGTCCGCGTAGTTCTCCAAGATTGCGTCCGCCGAAAGCGTAGTCCCCTCGTTGTCGGTGGGGACAAAGTTCGCCCAAAACCACCCGTCGCGGTTGAGGAACTCGCGGTATTGCTCGGGAACATCGGGGGGTGCGGTTGCGCGGGGTTTGCCCGTCTCCTTGTCGTAGGTCGTCGTCCAAATCATCATCATATCAAATCCCATTCTGCCGTATACCTCCCGTTCCTTACTCGCAAACGAATCCGTTTTTACCGCACCGAATCGTATTACTCCTTCCCCGCGAGTTCCTTCTTCTGCTTCCGCGCTTCGGCAAGGCGTTCCTTCTTTGACCCCTTCGTCAGTATATCCACCAACTCGGTATGCTCCTTGACGAACTCCTTCTTGGGAATCTCAATCGGGCGAAGGTCGGTGTCGTGCTTGGGGTTGCCGTCAAGGAAGGAATACACCCGCGCCATCGCCCATTGTTCCTTGCTTAACTTCTTCGACATTGGCGCGTCCACATTCTTCTCAAACGACACCTTCATACGGACGGAACGCGGGTTGGTCTTGTATGCGCCGATTCCGCGATTGTAGACCTCTTGAAGTGTCTCCTTCGGAACGCCCGTAATCTTCGCAAGTTCGTCCAGCGAATACCCTCTGTCCTCCAATCCATACTTCTTCATCACGCGCTTCCGACGAACCACCCCCGACCCGCGAAAGACCCCGATGTCTCTTGCGCGAACGGGTTGGGACGCGGGTGTCGCAGTGAGGGTGGAGGTTTGAAGGGCGGAGGAAAGAGGGTTGCGGGATTGTGCTGCCGTGAAGACATTCCTTACGGCGGGGGTGAAGCGAAGGGGAGCAAGGTTGGTGGTTGTATCCTCTTGTGCTTCGGGTTCGCCGAAGGGAATATCCACTTCGGGTGCGGACTCACGCTGGGGAACATCGCCGTCCTCGTGGGCGTAGGTGGGGAATGGAGTGTCGCGGTATACGGGGAACTGCTCTTCGGGCGGAAGGTCAAAGTTCTCATTCCCCGTCGCCATATCAATCACACCCGTCGCCCCCGAGATTGTTGCTGCCGTTCCCACCTTATCCAGTAGTCCCTTCCGCGTTGATGTTCCCGCAAGTGTGCGACCCGTTGGTCGTGTTGCGGACCGTGCGGGGCGGGTTATTGCGCCTCTTACTCCCCGTGCGACCGATGATGCGTTGCGGGAAAGTTGCGTCGCTCCCCGTGCGAGTGTGGGGACTGCGCGTCCAAGTGCCGACGCACCCGTGCGAACGAGTGCGGGAATCGCCACCCGTGCTGCTTGAATGGCGATAGGGATTGCTCGTGCTGCGAGGTTCGCAAGTAGGAAGAGAAAGGGAAGAAACCCGCCGTGAAGGTCTTCACTGGTGAGTTTGCTCTTGGGGTCTTTGACCTTGTCCGTCAACTGATACAGAATATCAATCAACACACGAAGGTCTTTCCGCTCTTGTTCCGTAAGCGGTCGTTTCATCATTGTCTACATAGATAGATTAGAATAGTCCCTCCTCCTTCACAATACGGGACGCTTCACCGAGTTTCACACCACGCTCCTTCATCACCTTCCGCACAATCTCGGCGCGTTCAGCACGACGACCCGTCGCACGAGACGGGCGTTGCTTCTTCGCTCCGCCGTGATGAATGGTGAGTTGACCCGAACCCTCCATCTCCGCCTCCGCTGCCCTCTCACGCTGACGACGCTCAATGGCGGGTCTTGCGCGGGGGATTTGGGGAACACGGGGCAGAGGACGGAACTGGGCGGGAGGTTGCGGGAGAATACCCGTGCGGGGAGGAGGGGACGGCATAAAGGGTTTGCGACGAATGGGGAGAGTCCGCGCGGGAGGAGGCACAAAGCGGTCAAGGACGCTCTCAACGGCGGGGCGACGGACACTTCCCGCACCACGACCACGAACCACACCACGACGCACGGGGAGGTTGCCCGTCCGCTGGTAGAACTCAAACTCCTTGCGAGACAGACCCATAGACGCTGCGAGTGCGTCCGTGTCGCCCATCATCTCGCCCGTGTCGGTAATGCCCGTGTCCGCTTGGGTGTCGAACTCATCGGGCATACCCGTCTCACCACCCGCGTCTCCGATGTCCGCACCCTCCGCCACATCTTCGGGTGTTCCCGTTCCAGCATAGTCGTCAAAGTATCCGAGGTCTTCCGACTGACCTTGCTGACGGAGGTAGTCCGCCAACATATACGCGGGAACTGCGACATTGGCGATTGTGCCGAGACGAGAGACACCCGTGCTGATTGCTTGACGAGTAGACCCGACGGGGGCGGAGGGTTTGCCCTTTGGACCAGCAATCACCTTGTCGGCGGGACGCGGTGCTGGGGTCTTGGGTGCTGCGGGTGCTGCGGGTTTGGGTGCGGGGGGAGCGGGGGTTGTCTTGGGGAGTGGGCGAGGCGCAGTTCCCGTAGACGGACGGACTTGGGTCGCGCGACCTTGTGCTGCCCGACGAGCGTTGTCCGCTGCTGCCCGTGCTTGTGCTGCTGCCCGTGCTGATGCTTGTGCTGCCCGTGCTGCTGCTGCCCGTGCTGCGGAGGCGAGTGCGCCAAGAAACCCGCCCTCCATATCCTCATCATCATACATCTCCTCCTCATCATCGGGAGACGGGGAACGCGCCTTACGACGGCGACCACCGCCCCGAAACTGCGAGAGACCCATTGACGGAGTTGCTCCCGCACCCGTCATACGACCCCCATAGGCACTCCCAGCACCCGCTCCGCGCATTACAACACGCTCCGCTTCCTCCTCCAATGCCCGTGCGTTCGCCAGATTGCGTCGTTCTTGTCTCGCCATTTGTATACTGATACGCAAGAGATTTCGCCGATACATATTGCGGATTCGCCATACGCCTCCACGCACCCGTGTTGGTTCTATACACCAAATACGGAGTCGTAGCAGTTGCCTTTGATAGGAACTGCCGAATCAACACCATCAAGGGATATATAGTCCGCGAGAAAATGTGGTGTTAGGTTGTTAGGTAGGATTAGGATAAATGGGGTTCTTGGTATAGGGAAACCCATACAGAAATAGCGGGGTGAAAATCCCCCAGTATTTTGTATTGTTGTCTACTCTGGTATACCCCCGTTTATCCTAACTCTAACACTCTATCCTAACTTTTGGAGATACTTGTGGGGAATCCAATAGACCTCTTGGGGGCGGTTGTGGAAGTCGGGTCTGTCCCCGCGTGAGAACTCCCCGTGTTCGAACGAGTCAAACAACTCCTTCTTGTATTTGAGTCCCCAAATGCCGTCGGTGTAGTTCCAACAGAACCAACACTCGCGCTTGGGGTCTTGTCCCGCAAACCTTACCTTGTTCGCGCCAATGAGGGTAGTGGGGTATTGGTTGTGCTTGATACGGCGCGATTTGAGTTCAAGGTAGAAGCACCCTCCGTCGTCGTAGTCCATTGTCGCCATACCCCCGCGCCGAGTGAGTTGCTTGTTGAAGACCTTTGAAATGAGTCCAATGTTCCGTTCCTCTTGGTTCGTGCCGAACTCGTAATCGTCCTTGAAGGTAGGCATTTGCTTACTCATTCGCACGAATATATTTCCTCCCACTCCTAACGCGATTAAACCATACACAAACGCGTATTCAATAGGAGTAAGATGAATGCCCCCGCGCCATCTACCCC